TCAACGAAAGGAAGGCCTTCACCCATGGTTCTCGGGTAGGCATCCAATGTTTAACGCTTGGCGTTAACTTACAAACTTCATAAATCTTAAGTAGGTGCTCCAGGTTTTGGACGTCGCCTGAATCATGCCATCTAAAGAATTTTGATTTTTTTGAATTAATAATCATCGACATGGCCTTCGGCCATAATGAGTTTTTTATTGCATTCAATCTATAGTACTGAGCGCGCTGGACAACTTTGAAAACATAGCAGCCCTTCATTGCATAACAATCGTAACACACAGAGCCTTTAACCTTCTGCAGCTTGCCGCCTGTCTTGCATTCTTTGGCAGGTAACCCGTAGGCCCATCCTGGCATCTTGCTAGGCTTGCTCAGTGAGCCGGTGATCTTTAATGCATCTCTAACTTTCATAATTTCTTATACTCTCCAATTGTGGCAA